TCAATTATTCATTATTTTTCTTAACAATCCTATGTCTATATTGGAATTCTTAAGTTTAAAACCTTCTAGAACTTTCTTTTCTGATTCTGGAGACCAGTAAATTTTGAGTTTTTCTTTAGCTCTCGTAATAGCCGTATAAAAGATATTATGGGTAACTAACTCTTGAACCTCATTAGTGACCACAATTTTTACTGACTTATATTCTAATCCTTGTGCTTTATGTATTGATACCGCATAAGCAATTTGGAATGGTACTAGAGAGCTAGATGAGTCATCATCCTCATCAGTCCCTGGATATTGATTAACTGAAAATCTAATTATTGAGTTACTATTATTTGAATTCCCCAATAAAGTAAAGTCATATATCTTCGCATCCAATTCATTTATTGCTATATCCAGCTCAATAGTAAAATCGATTTTTTTATCATATTTATTAATATCTATAATTTTACCTTTCATATTATTATGAATAAGAGGGTAAAACCTTTCTATTTCGTTAAATAATATTGGATCGCCAATTTTATAAGTATTAACCCCCCAAGTTATTGCTTCATTTTCGTTAGAGCTTTGTAAGAATTTATTAATATTATTAATTCCATATATACCATCATAATTTAGACAAAGTATAATCTCATCATCTTCTCTTTTTTCTAGAATAGATGTATCTAAATAAGTGGAGTAATCATTCTTAACCAAAGGTTCCAATATTGCAATATCGAGATTTCTTACTCTATCCCAAATAGTTAATAGCTTTTTATTTGAGGTTCTATATGGGATAGTAAGTTCAAGTATTGATGAAGATTTAATAAAATCTTTTATTATATAGAACCAATTTCCAAATACTATAGATTCAATTTGATAAGAATCCCCAACTAAAACAAGTAATTCAAACTTTGATACATTTAAAATCTCTTTCATATCTCTATTACTAACAGTACTACACTCATCAATAATCAATATATCCATTTTTCTATTTATATGTTTAGAAATAAGAAATTTATTTATTGTATAAAAAGTACAATTACTAGAAGTTACTTTTCTTTTTAAGTTATTTATTGCTGGGTTTGTATTAGTTAAAAATACTTTATTTTTATCCGACCAGAATTTAGAAATGTGATTTATCATAGTTGACTTTCCTGTTCCTGCTGATCCATAAATAAGAGAAACCTTTGAATCTTTGAACATATTCTTTAATAAACCTAATTTTTGTGGGCAGTCAATATTATTTGAAGTATTTTCAAGCCAAGAATCAACTGAATTAGCATATCCTGACAAACCAGATTTTGATAATGATTTTATTTTATCTATTATATAGTTACAATCTTCTACATAACCCTTCGTATAAATATAATCTCCATATTCAATGAGTTTTCTATTATTATGCTTGTGATATATCTTACCATTATAAGTTTGTAGCAAATTACTTAAATTAGGAAAGTTTACTAAATTATTTTTATGAACAAAAAGCGTGCCATCAGTCTCCGTTTTATTTTTAATACTCCTAGCTAAGAATTCATGTTCTCTACCAACATCATTTATACTACCCATCAAATCATATATTGTTGGATTGTGATTCACTAAAGATGTTGCAAATGGCATCTCGTCAAAAGGAATACAACCATACGATAAATTTAAATCAGATAGCTGATGACATTTATTTTCAGAATACTGTTTTTTTATAATTTTATTATTCAATCTATAAAGCAAATAAGCTATGACATTACATCCTTTTATTTGTCCTAATACAATACTTCTACATCTATCTAATACTCTAACAAAATTATCAGTCTTAGCTTTATCAATAATTTCTTGTTTAAAATTATCATATTCATTATCTTCAAACTTAATAACATCTAAAAAATTTATATTTCTGCTTGTTAATAAATACATTAATGCAGAATATTCTTTGCTTGCATGATGCACAGATGGCATTCCAAATATTTTTGAAAAGCTTTTCAACTCACATGGTCTAATTGATACCTCCCAAGCATCAATAATTTTTATAGGCATTTTATTTTCTAAAACATCAATAAACTCTTCCCTTATATTTAGTTTTACTGCATAATTATTTAAAATATCAAGCCTAGTAAATGCAATTATTCGGTCAAATTTACTTACTTTATCATCTGCAATATTAAAAGTAACTTCATAGAAAACATCACCATTAAAAAAAACTGGTTTTACTTTTTTAATATAATATCTATCCTGATAATCTAAATATTTTCCTTCTTTTGATGCGTGAAATATTTTCGCATAAATTTTCTCGTAATACTCCTGCAATCCCTTATCTATATTTATTGGAAATTTATGAATATTACCTAAAATTTCTAGCTCATAATGATTTTTCAAGTAGCTCTTAGTTTTTAATAAATATTCATAATATTTCAACATTAATCTTTCTGAACTATTTTCATCAAGAGTGTAATGAGAAACGGATTTTTGCAATAGCTCATGAAAATCATATAGAAACTTTAACTCCCCTTGTTTTTTATATTTTAAATTTTTTAACGCTTTCTTTTTACTTTCATAATCATTAGGTTCAGAATAACAAACAAATATTTTCTGACTAATATATTCTATTAAGTTTCTTAAATGAGACAATATATTTTGAGATAAAAAACCTCTCTCTCCACATAGATTATCTATATTTCTACAAATAACTTTATCTGTATCTAATATTGCTTTATCAATAGTTGACATAAATTAACCTCTTGAAGATTTTAAATAATTTGTGAAATTATATAAAGTTATTGATTTTATTACCTCAATAAATTGAAGCTCAGCTTCTAAACTTAGTATAAGTTATATACTTTTGTAACCAACCATTTAAAATGAGAAAAAAAGAGAAATAGGGATTTGGCGGGAAAATTCGGGATTAAATGGGACGGAAACCGCATAAACAGGGGCTTGAGAGAATTTAGCCCCTGTTTTATATCAAGAAAAAAGAAAAATAATGAAATGGGAAAAAATTCGCGAAAATGCAAATTTAACCGTTTAAAATGGGAAATTAAAAACCAAGTTTAAAAGTGTTTAAATTGCGTTTAAATCATATTTTTTCCAATATGGGTGACTAGCCCAATAACTTGAAGTTTTTCAGCTTCATCTTTTGAAAGAATAATTGGCTTGTACTCTTCTTGGTTGTCTGAAATCAATTCTATACTGTTCCAATTCATTTTTACACGCTTCACCCAAACGCTGGACTCACTCTGAACCAAATAAATGTTATTGCCCTTGATTTCTTTTCTAGCTAAATCCACTAACATTTGATCTTTATCATCTATGGTTGGGCGCATTGACGTACCATTCGCCCAAAATACCGCAGCAAATTGTGGTTTAACGCCCAGTTTTTGTAATAATGACGTTGGGTAAGGAATATAATCATCAGGTTTAGTCACGCCATCATTAAAGCTACCAAATCCTGCTGAAACCTGAACGGACGAATAACTTGGTATCATCACCACATTTGATGGCTCAGATACAGATGTTGCGTTTTTCTTTATAGTGTTTTCAGCGCTTTTAAACATTTCTCCTTTTCCTGTCAGTAACCATTCAACACTTACGTTGGTTACTTCTGCAATTTTTATCAAATTGGTTCGGCTCGTGTCAGCTTCTCCCTTGACCCATCTAACAAGTGATGGCTGTACAACTCCTACTGCTCTTGCAAATTCACTGTAGTTATCTTTAAACAGTGTTTTTGCAATTAAAGACATTCTCTCAGAAAAGTCCTTATCGTAAATGTTTGGCTTACTCATCTTTTACCTTTTGTCGCGCAAAGATTTACGCATAAATGTTTGTTTTAAGTGTTTGTTTTTTATATAAAATTAAACTTTTACATAAAATAATTCAAACATTTAAACATTTACGCCTGATTTAATTAAACTTTTACATTTTAATACACTCATTAAGACAGCTCAAAGGGTGTATAAAATGGGTGTATTAAACGAAACTAAAAAAGCCGCAACAGACTGGCATCGTGCGGATATCATCGCAGCCTTAAAAAAGAATGGCTGGTCATTACGTTCCTTAGCAGAAGAATGTGAGCTGAGCTACAGCACACTCAAATCTGCGTTAAACAAATCTTATCCAAAATGTGAACGAATCATTGCGAATGCAATTGGCGTACCGCCTGAAGTTATATGGGCTGAGCGATTTTCACAACGTAATTTTCGTCCAAAATTAATTGATAAGTTTTAATCATAAACAACTTTTACGTTAAATGAAAGAGAAAAGGAACGTTTATGAGTAACTTAAAAATAAAAACGCACTACTCTGCAATGGAGATTGCATCATTTAAGTTAAATTCTGCACCGCACGCACACAAAAATGTACAAGAAAAAGCAAAACGTGAGTGTTGGACCGCACGTAAACGTGAAGGTCGCGGTGGTGGACTTGAATATGCATTTGAGAGTTTACCGCAAGAAATCCAAGCTGAAATTTTATTAAAACACACTGAGAACAAATGTTTTACAGAGCCAACTCGTGGTGTAGCGCACAAAAACTACTTACCTGAAGTCATTTGGGCACCGTTTGACAAAGCGAGTGAAAAACAACGTTCGGAAGCACAACAAAAGCTAGTTTTGTTACACAAAATTGATGATTTAACTCGCAATAATATCAAGTTAATGGATGCATTAGAGATGGTGGCGACCGAGTTTAATGTAGCGAAAGGCTCACTTAAACGCTGGTACTACAAAGTGAGAACCTTTGAACGTTCTGATTGGTTGCCGTTATTGATTGATAAACACGGCACAAACAGAAAAAGTGCAGAAGCTGAGTTCACGCCTGAAGCGTGGGAATCCTTCAAAGCAGATTATTTCCGCAATGAACGCCCACAGCTTGGTTCTTGTTATGAAAGATTAAAACGTGCCGCACATGAACAAGGTTGGGTCATCCCTTCCCTAAGCAGTGTGAAACGCAAAATCGAACGTGAAATACCAAAAGTGCAACAAGTGTTTTTAAGAGATGGCGAGCATGCTCTTAGCCAATATTACCCAACCATGCAACGCAGTGTGGCTGATTTAGAAGCCTTGGAATGGATCAACGGTGATGGCTATCAGCACAACGTGTTTGTTGAATGGCATAACGGCGACATCGTCAGACCGAAAACTTGGATTTGGCAAGACATTAGAACACGCAAAATCTTAGCGTACCGTGTCGATTTAAGCGAAAACAGCGACACCATCCGCCTAAGCTTGATGGATTTAATCTGGAAATACGGCATACCGAAAAAATGCACGATTGATAACACAAGGGCTGCTGCGAATAAATGGATGACAGGTGGGGTGAAAAACCGCTATCGCTTCAAAGTAAAAGAAGATGACGTGAAAGGGATCATTCCTCTGCTAGGTATCGAATTGTTATGGACTTCTATACAGTTTGGTAAAGGTCACGGACAAGCAAAACCAGTTGAACGTGCATTTTCTCACGGGGGGCTTGGTGAGTTAGTAGATAAACACCCTAAATTAGCAGGGTTCTACGCAGGGGAAAATATCTACAACAAACCCGACAACTACAATGGTGGGAAAGCAGGTGTGGACTATGACACCTTTATCTTAGCGTTAGAAGATGGCATCCGTACCTTTAACGAACGAGAAGGTCGTGAAACCGAAATCTGTCAAGGCGTTTACAGTTTCAGCCAAGTGTTTGAACGTGACTATGCAAAAGCGAGAGTGCGTAAAGCCAGCCAAGAACAAATGCGTTTCTTAATGCTCATGAGTGAGGCAACTACCCTCAAGAAAAACGGCAAATTTACACTTGATGTTGGGGGTAAAGTCCACGGCGGTAAAAACGAATACGAAGCAATTGATCTCATCGGCTCCCACCATAAAAAAGTGGTGGTTAAGTTTGACCCTGCCGACCTACACAACAAAGTTTGGGTGTATTCATTAGACGGCATTTTCTTAGCAGAAGCTTTCTGTTCAAGTGCTAAAGCATTCGGTGATAAAGCAGCAGGTCGTGAACACGATAAAGCACGTAAAAAATGGGTTAAAGCGCAAAAACAAGCGGCAAAAGCACAACTTTCTATGGATGCTCAGGAGTCTGCTCGTTTTCTACCAGAGCCAACTTTTGAAGAAGAAATCCAACAACCCCAAATTATTGAACTCTTTCACACACAAGGCAATGTAGTGAAAAAGACAGAAGTCGTTCTTGATGATGAAGAAGATACCTTCGAGCAGGGCTGGCGTAAAGGTCTTGAAATGATTAAACAGGAAAAAGGCATTAAATAGGAGAAATCAAATGAGCTTAATTAACCAAATCAATGCAATTAAAGCATCAGGAAATATTAGTCAACGTGATATTGCACAGCAAATTGGCATTTCAGCAGGTGCATTGAGTGCTTATTTAAAGGGTAATTATGCAGGCAATATCGACAACATCGAGAGTGCACTCACGAACTGGCTTGCGACACAAGAAAAGAAAGAAAAAGTCTTCGTAGAAGCACCGCACTTTATCGAAATTCCAACTGCTAAGAAAGTATTTGGTGCGTTAGATATGGCACGCATTTTACCCACAATGGTCACTGTTTACGGTGCTTCAGGTGTGGGTAAGACAAAAGCCTGCCAAGAATACAAAAAGCATAATCAAAACGTGTGGATGATTACCGCAAGCCCAGCAAGAGCAACGCTAAGTTCAATTTTATACGAACTTGCATTAGAGCTTGGCATTAATGATGCACCACGTCGTAAAGACCGCTTAAGTCGCCTTATCACCAAGAAAATTAAAGGTACGCAAGGTTTAGTCGTTATTGATGAAAGCGATCACCTTCCTTATGACGCTTTAGAGGAAATCCGCATTATTCAAGAAGAGGCTGAAGTGGGCTTTGCATTAATTGGCAATGACAAAGTCTATACACGCATTCAAGGTGGCGTAAACCAAGCCCATGAATACGCCCGTTTATGGTCTCGTATCGGCAACAATTGTGGCTTAAAAGCCAGCACAAAGGGCGATATTAAAGCGATTGCGCAAGCGTGGGGGCTAGATGTAACAGACAACGATTTAATGACAGTGCTTTACGACATTGGCGGCAAGGAAGGTGGTTTGAGAGCCTTAACACAATATCTACGTCTTGCGGGCATGACAGCTAAGGGACAAGGAAAAGTGATCACATTAGATCTGATTTTAACGGCACAAGCACAAATGAAGGGAGCGAACTAAATATGATGAACGGACAGCAACAAACAACGCTCAATCACAATAATGAAGTGATGAGCAAATACCTAAAACAAGTACAAAAAGCAATTAACAAGCTAGATGAAATGGGGCTTAGCGTGATTAACATTCATTTTGAAAAAATCCGTCCTACCTTACGTGTACAACCTTGCTTTAACACTGAACGGTTAGAGAGTGAAAACAAAGCTTTTGTTTTCATCACTGGTTCAGACGGTAAGCGCTATCAAGAAGCCCAAATGACAGTTGAAGGTATTCGTGTGATTTGGCGTAAGTATCTTAACTAGCGAGGTAAAGAAAATGAAAAAAAGCATCGTGATTTTCAGTCTGCTTGCTCTAGTCGGATGTGGCGAAATACAAAAAGTCAGTCGAGATAAAACATATATAGGGCTAGTAGGACAAATTTCAGAAGTATGTATAAACGGTGTGACTTACTTAGTAATAAGTAAAGGCGGTATCACGCCGAAGATTAATGAAGACTTCTACCCATACACTTGTACAACCAAAACTAATGATATTCCAAAATAAACAGGAGAAAAAATGGAAAACCAAATCACAAAAGAAGAATGCAAAGCTCAGTTAGAGAAGCTAGGAGTTCGATATGAAAAATTAGGTATTACATTGAAAGAACACATCGGAGATGCAATAACAGAAATCAATAACAAAACATATCACGTTAATGTATATCAACGTTCATCGGGCATTGAAATTAAAGCGGACGGCAATGATAAAGCTTGCTTAGTGACGTATGAAGCTATGTTCAATATGGCAGAGGCTATGGGATTATTTGATGAAAAACAGGAGAAAAACAATGGCTAAGAAAGCAACCAGAATGAAAAGTGCAACTCAAACGGCAATCTACCAAAGTCGTGATGAAGTGCAAATTGCAATTAAAGAAATCGGTGATAAACAACGCGAATTACAACGTTTAGCAACGGAAATGAATGATGAACTTGCCGCTATTTCTGAACGTTACGCTCCACTTTTAGACAGTGTGAAAGAAGAACTAAAACCAATGCAAAAAGGTGTTCAGATGTGGTGTGAAGTACATAGAAATGAATTGACCGATAACGGCAAATGCAAAACTGGTTCATTCGTAACAGGTGAGGTGCAATGGCGTATTAAGCCACCTTCAGTCAGTGTCAGAAATGCTGAAGCAGTCATTGAGCTACTTGAAAGTTTTGGTTTATATCAATTCATCAGAACGAAATCGGAAGTGAATAAAGAAGCTGTATTAGCAGACCCACAAGCTGTTTCTGCTATTGAGGGAATAAATATCAAATCAGGTGAAGAAGAATTTATTATCAAACCTTTCGAACAGGAAGTGATGTAATCAGATTAAAGCCCATTTAAACGCCCTTTAAAACCGATTTTAAGGGGCGTTCAAAATGTGTTTTAAGATAATAAAGGAGAAATTATGAATAAACAGGATCTTGTTGAAGAAATCGATACGATTCAACAATTATTAGAGCTCGCTAAAGATGAAGTTTTGAGAAGCACAGAGGGAAAACCCAACACTTTATTACTACAAACTGCAACATTACAGCTAAAACGCCTCAATTGGCGAATGACACCAGTAGAGATCAATTAGGTAGAGAAAATGACAAAAGATGATTTTTTTAACAAATATCAATTAGAAGGCTCATTAATCTTACTTAATTTAGATGCAATGGACGATATCAGCAAATATTGTTATGAGACATTTATGAGTTATAGAAATCTTCCCTTGACAGAGTTCTTACAACAAAACGATCCAACCGAGAATAATACTTACACTGAAGAAGAGTTTATTTCAGATTTTATTGCAAATTTAGATGGAATAATCCTATACGCTAAATTAGTAAAAGCTTTTATAAAAAAAAGGAAAAGAAGCATATAAAACCCATTTACAGCCCACTTCCCAAACCCAAAGTGGGCTGAATAATGTGTTTTAACATAAACGAGAAAACATCATGCGATACACTAAAGCAAAATATATTCAACTTATCCATATTGCCAAGCACAAGCTGTCAATTGATGAATCAACTTATCGTTCTTTATTAATGAATTTGACAGGAAAAAGTACCTGTAAACAGATGAAAGTTGCAGAGTTAGAGAAAGTGCTAAGTGCGCTAGAAACGAAAGGCTTTCAAAATAACGCAGCAGGTTTTCACAAAAAAACTCGCACTTCAAACTATCACAGTCCAAGTTCAGGAAAAGCCGTAGTCAAACACGACATTGCTTTAAAAATTCGAGCTGTTTGGATTGAAATGTCAAAACAAGGCTTTTTGCGTGATGGTTCGGAAGAAGCATTAAATCAATTTGTGCGTAATGTGATCAATCCCATATTAAAGCCTAAAAAACTAATGGTGTTGGGTGTAGCTGCATTAGATTACAGACAAGGAACGATTGTATTAGAACGCTTGAAAAAGTGGCGTGAGCGAGAAATAAATACATTAAGAAAAGGAGTAAGTGAATGAAATTAGGTCGTTGTCCCGTTTGCCACTCTGATATCAATTTAGATCAGTTACTTGAGGACGATGCGGGACGTGAATTACTCACAATTTTAACTCAGTTGAAATACGGTATTGCTCGTCCTCTGGTTAGTTATATTGCTCTCTTTCGCCCTGCAAAATCGGCATTAAATAATGCAAGAGCAGTAAAGCTAATTAATGATGTATTAAGTTTATTTCCTCAATCTCATTTGTTAGCCCATGCATTAAGCGAAACGGTGAACGCAGTACAAAATAAACGCCGTGAATATAAAAACACTGCCCCATTGGTAAACCATAATTATTTAAAACAAGTGTATGAAACAAATAAACCACATTTCTCAGGTGTTGGAGGATGTAAAGCTGAAGAGCAACAACAAAAGAAAACAATATCTGAAGAACAAGATAAAAAAATAGAAGACGCCATTTTATACATAGATCGTATATATCGATTGGGGCAACCAGTTGAAAACTTAGAAGGCTACGATATTTGGAAAGCGTGGAAAGATAACAAAATAGGAGCTAAATGATGAGTACAAATGCGGATATTTTTGATGAAAAAGCACCTGAAATCTTAGCTGATTTAGCTAAACATATTGAAACTCAATTATTAACGAAAGTAAAAAGCAACGAGTTCAACTCAGAATTAGCCAAGCAAATCGGTATCGAAGTCGCAAGCCATATCGCTCAAAGCTGGGGCGGTGAAGTGATTTATATACCACGTAATCTCGTCTTATTGCTTAGTGAACGTGACCGCAGAATTTTCAACGAATTTAACGGCTCAAATCACAGAGAACTTGCACGAAAATACAACGTATCTATGCAATGGATTTATCAAATTGTGAAGAAGGTCACTAAAGAAGAAATTGCAAGACGGCAGTTTGATATGTTTGGCAATACGTAACCGTTATAAGTGAGAAAAAACGTCCAGAAGGGCGTTTTTTAATGTATAAAAATTTAACTAAAAAAGTTGAATTATTTATATTTATTATGTATTATTCAATTTGTTACTCCATAGGAGTAATTTAACTAGGATTAGGAGATTTATATTATGGCACTTACAGAATTCGGCAAAGCTGTTCGTAAGGCTAGAATTGATGCCGGTGAAACTTTGCTTACAATGTCTCAGGCATTACAAACTACCCCAGCATATTTGAGCGGACTGGAAACTGGTAGTAAGAAGATTTCTAAAAAATGGGTTGCTGAAATCACTCATTTTTTCAAAGAAAAAGGTATTGAACTTGCTAATTTACAACAATTAGCTGATGTATCTAATCAAAATGTACCGATTGAGGGTTTATCCGAGAATCATAAGATGCTTGTGGCTGGATTTGCTAACTCGCGTTATACCGCTCAAGAACTAGCTCAAATTTCAGAATTATTAACTCGTATTAGTCATGAAAAGGAGAAAAAATGAGTATATACGAATTACGTGGGAATAGAGTCCATCCTATGCAAGAAGTAGAAGTAGCCTCTATTGCAATAAATTTTTGTAATGAATTCGCACTCAATAAACGGGTACGAAAGAAATGCGAAAAGGTTTTTCAACAAATTGAAGAGAGAAGTAATTTTATTATTAATATATCGGTAAAATCTGATGAAGAATGGGCTAAGTCAACAAAAAATCTAACTCGCGGGCATTTTGATCCAAACACATTTACGATAACAATCCCCGAAAGTACCTATAATTTAGCCTGTAGAGGGGATAGAACATCGCTCTTCATTATTTTTCATGAATTTGGGCATTTGTTTTTAGGGCACAGAGCGGTATTACATAACGCGAAGATACCACCTACCAAGAATGAAGATGCTGAATGGCAAGCTGATACATTTGCAGAAATTGTATTAGAAAGACTAGGATTTTGCATCTCACCACAGTTAGAACTTGACTTTGATGGAATGTAAAAAACCCAATCACAAGGACTGGGTTTCTAAGATTTAATAAAGTATTGCAGTACTTTATTAAATATAAATAAAGAGCAAAAAAATCAGTTCCATAGGGCGTTACTGATTTTCTTAACCTAAACGCAATGCAGATTTTACTCTTTTAGTAGATTTTCGCAAGGATTAAGTTTGTAAATTGTGTGTTTTCTCACAAAATTACAATAATAAATACGCCCTCCTAACGTATGAGGAGGTTTACATGGTATTCGAAACCAATCCTAATGGTGAGCAAGTGGTGGTAATTTTTACCCCATACATCACTAAGAACGGTAAACGAATTTATCATCCTCAAGGCGGTGTTTTCCGCATTGAGATCCCAGCACATAAATATCGTAACCATTAATTTAAAGGCTGTCTTATGACAGCCTTTTCTTTAAAGTGCTTTAATGTAGTAATAGTCTTAGATTTCTTAAACTTTCTTTAATGTCTATTAAAGGAGTTTTAAGAAATGTCATTATCCATCCATATCGCCAAAATTGTGCTTCATTGTTCTGCTACACGAAACGGAAAACAGTTACGCACCAACAATCAAACCGCAGCCGAACACATCGACCAATGGCACGCAAAGCGAGGCTTTAAACGCAATCTTGCTCATATCAAACGCTTTAACCCACACTTAAAACACGTGGGCTACCACTTCATTATTGATACTGACGGCAGGGTTGAGACTGGACGTGAGGTTGGTGAAACAGGTGCCCACGTCAGAGGTCATAATCAAAATTCTATTGGCATTTGTCTTGTGGGAGGCATCACTGGTATGGGTAAAAACCATGGTGAATATACTCGCGAACAATGGCAAGCCTTGCACAAACTCTTACGCAACCTAGAAAGCCGATTTCCCAGCGCTCGTATTTGTGGACATCGTGATTTAAGCCCTGACTTAAATGGCGACGGCATAATCACACCTAACGAGTGGCTGAAAGATTGCCCTTGTTTTGACGTATGGAGCTGGCTCGACAGTGAGCAAGTGATTAATGATGAACACTTATTTGAATAAGGAGTATTACATGGGACTCAAAGAACTCATCACAAATGATAATGGACGCCTTTCTACAACAGGCACGATTCAATTTGGAGGTGCGTTATTGATGGCAATTATTCTAGCGATTTGTGTGTATTTAGACAGATCTGTCAATGATCTTCATGGCTGCTTTTTAGCGGTCAGCAAGTGAACTCTTTAGATGAGCTATTTAAGCAGCGTTTCTATAATTGCATTAGAAAAAGTGACTATGAATTAGCCGATGGTTATCTGGATGGCTTAGAAGTTATTAATGAGTCTTTTCATCAACTATTACCTAAGTTTATAGATAACGAAAAGGTATTATTAATATTAGATCCTCCTTATTTGTGTACAAGACAGGAAAGCTACAAACAGGCTAGTTATTTTGATTTAATCGACTTCTTACGATTAATTCACCTCACAAAACCACCATTTATCTTCTTCAGCTCAACAAAATCCGAGTTTATTAGATTTATTGAAGCAATGGTGGAAGATAAATGGGATAATTGGCAAGCATTTAATAAAGTCAATCGAATTACAGTTAATGCATCAGCAAGTTATAACGGTAAGTACGAGGATAATTTGATTTATAAATTTTAAAGGTGGTTTAAACACGATTTAAAGACAATAAAAAACCGCTTAAAATGGGAAAAATCAATCTGTAAAAATTTCTCACTTTAAGCGGTTGTGTTTCTCGAATTTCGCGGTCGGCTACAACTTTATTAACTAAAATTATAATGTTTTTATATTGATAATCTCTTTACTTTTTTGATCAATCTCTACTTTAATTCTAAAAGCTCGAGCAAGATTATTTTCAGTTAAAATCTCTTCAGTTTTACCACTCGCGATAATTTTGCCATCTTTGAGCAACACCACTTCATCACAAAACCGATACGCCAGTGATAAATGATGAATCACCACCACACAAGTTTTTTCAGGTGTTAGAGACTTGAGTTGCTCCATAATGTCGATTTGGTAGTAGGGATCGAGGGCGGCGATAGGTTCGTCGGCAAGCAAAATAGGCGCGTTTTTAATGGCACAACGCGCGAGTTGGACGCGAGTTTTTTCGCCGCCAGAAAGCTGTTGGAAAGGTTTATCGAGCAAGTGAGCAATCGAAAACTGGGCGGAAATTGACCGCACTTTTTGCTGCTCTTTGTCCGCTGGCAACAGCTGCGGCAAGCCGAGGGCGATGACATCATAGACGCTTAAATCCCAATGAATGGCAGTGCTTTGGGCGAGGTAAGCGATCTGTTGGCTACGTTCTGTAGGGGATAGCTCACTCAATTTGCGAGAGCCAAGCCAAATTTTACCGCGTGTAACAGGCACAATCCCAGCCATTGCCTTAAGCAAAGTCGATTTACCTGCGCCGTTTGCGCCCATAATTCCAACTAATTTGCCTTGCGGAATGTGGCAGCTAATGTTTTTTAAAGCGTAGGATAAGGTTAAATTTTCTACTTTTATCATCATGTTTCCATAAGGGTTGCGACCTGTGCCAACCTGAAAATCTGAGAGATAATAGACAGGTACAGGACTAGCTTCTATTTTAATTCGCAA